GTTGCAGTGTGTGATGCGAATGGTAAGCATCTAGCCTATGGACATGGAAGCACACGCAAAAAGGCTGAACAGTTAGCCGCTAAACACGCACTCGAAGCTTCTGCGTAGTCAAGCGTCCTTTGCGATAGCGTTTCATGGTACGACCTCGTGTGTGTAAGACCGACTTGGTGCAAATCCCAATTGCTGCAGATTCTTTGGTCGAACCCTTCCGAGCCTTGACTGTTTTTCGCACGCTCTTCACACACTTATTGAACTTGGACGAAACGCGAGTTTTCATTGCTTATCGTCGAGAGTTTCTTCGAGTTCCACCTCGTCTAGGACCGAGCTTTGCCAGTACTGCAATGTCTTGAACTTTCTTTCGTAACTCATCCACTTCTTGATCGCAGGCTGCAATGTCTTTACGAAGTTCAGTCACTTCTTTATTTGGAACGGAAGGAGTGACGTACATGGACTTGGGTGCGTCCATAGGTGGGATCACAGGAGCAGCCGCAGGTGGAACTGACTTGCGTTTCTTCGACTTAACCTTTCGTGTCCTTTTTGGTTTAACTGCAACCACAGGTGCAACCACAGGTGCAACCATGGGTGAAATCTCAGGAGGTGGGGGTGCAACCACAGGTGCAACCACAGGTGGAACCACAGGTGGAACCACAGGAGGTGGAACCGCCTTCCGAGTCTTCTTGGGTTTCGAGTTCACCTTTCGTGTCCTTTTGGCTTTGACTGGTGGAATCACAGCCGGTGGAATCACAGAAGTCGATACGAACGCAAGAGGAATGATTTCACGCAGACGCACAGAGAAGTCTCCGTCTTTCTGTGCTACAATACGAACAAATGCAGACAAGAACTTGTCGACTTCATCCTTGGTGATAAGTCCTTGGTATTCGGAGGTTCCTATCAATGCCAATGTATCCCATGACCGAGTTAGAACCATCTGTAGTTTCTTTTTTCCAGGTTTCGTAGTTTGATTGATAAGTCCTTGGAAGTAACCGCTATTGTTGAGAATGGGTACAATGTAGCGATATTCACCTCGAATCTTCAAGTCGCCTGTTGTGCGTTTGGCCCAGTCCAAATAGTTGTTGAGCTCTCTCTCGTCACGGCTGTTGAAGGACCGTCCCCAATCGTGGGCGACCAACTTATTGTTCATCAACGCAATGTTTGCGGCATGTAAGTCGGTGTGCATGAGTCCATATTCATTCAGATAACTCATCGCAGTTGCGAGCAACATCATGTAGGTTGGAAACTTCTTCTTGAAGTCAGAAGTGCCTCTAAATCGCCAAAGGTCCCTTTCCTGTTTAGGCGTGATGAGATTGACCAGCGGTCCGCTACCAAGGTCTTTGACTCTACAGGATTGTTGTTCGTCTTCAGGCTTGAATTTAGGCGTACACGAATCGGTCGCAAAGTTGACATAGTTGCGAATCGTTGGAAATACGGTTTCAACATTGGTTACAACTGTTTGAAGTAGTTTTTGTTTTTCACGTTCACCTGAACGAACCGATACAATACGAGACACCTTGTTTTTGACGTCGATCGATGGATCAGGAGGGTCACAACTCACAGGAGGGTCGTACACACAGGTATCCGCACCATTGGCAAGAAACTTGCCACCATACATTGTCTTTATGGAACACTTTGTTGCGCGGACGCTGAAGTAGAATTTATCCTCCGAGAATATAAACATACATGGGTGGTGGTCTTCTTCAACTCGTTGCATATGGTGCACAAGATGCGTATATCACTGGAAATCCTCATATCACCTTCTGGAAGGTGTTGTTCAAACGTCATACCAACTTTGCCATTGAAGCCTTCCGTGTGAACTTCACAGGTATGCCTACCTACGGACAGCGCGTCGTAGCGGTTGTCAACCGTAACGCAGACCTTGTCTGGAAGACCTACGTTGAGGTCACATTACCTGCAACGGATGCAGGATCAGTTGTTCGTTGGACCGGTGGTGCGCAACGCCGTCTCGGATACCTCCTTCTCAATAAGATTGAGGTAGAGATTGGTGGACAGATCATTGACACTCATTACGGTGAATGGCTGTACCTATGGGAAACCTTGACTGCGAACTTTGACACAGCCGTCAAGTTAGACAACATGGCTGGAGGTCCATACAGCAGTGCAGATACTTCAGCCACATCCTGTCAAGGTCGCCCCGATGTATTGTATGTCCCTCTCCAGTTCTGGTTCAACCGTAACCCAGGTCTTGCTCTTCCATTGATTGCACTCCAATACCATGAGGTGCGATTTAACATCACACTCGAGGACACTATCAACCTCGTAGAAGGTGCTGCTGCAACCGGTGCTTCATTGGCAGCAGCCGCTGCAGCTCTCCCTGCACTCAAGGATATGGCACTCTATATTGACTATGTCTATTTGGATGTCGAAGAGCGTCGACGATTTGCCCAGGCAAGTCATGAGTATTTGATTGAGCAACTTCAATACTCCGGTCAGCAAACAATTACAACTAGTTCAGGCCGCATTGATTTGACCTTGAATCATCCAGTCAAGGAACTCATCTGGGTCTTCCAAGATACACGCAAGGTGGATTGTTCCCTCCCAGGAGGCGCTGCTGCGTTCACTCGCCCATTCACCTATGACGATATTGTCAACCGTGCTCGTCTCCAAATCAATGGTCAAGACCGATTCGATGAGCGATATGGCGACTACTTCTGGAAGGTTCAACCCTATCAACACCACACGGGTGGTGGATTTACTCGATTAATAGACCAGACCGCAGTGATTCCAGTTTCAGCTCCTAACCCAATCAACATGTATTCCTTTGCCATCAGCCCTGAGGAGCACCAACCTTCGGGCACTTGCAACTTCTCTCGCATTGACACCGCCACCTTGGTCTACGACAGCAAGATTGGTGTTGCAGGTTCTTACCCCAGCAAAGCATACCCATACAACTTCCGCATGTATGCCGTCAACTACAACATCTTCCGTATCATGAGCGGTATGGGCGGTCTGGCTTACAGCAATTAAATGTCCTAATAGTATATGACTCATTGGGGATACCATCTGATTTTGAACGGACGCAACTGCATTCCTGCCTCGATTCGCTCTGCACAACACATTGGCGTGTTCACCTCTACATTGGTGAACCAAATCGATATGGTTCCTTACGGAAAACCCGAGATTGTGATGTTCGGAACTGGCAACAAGAAGGGATTTACCTTGGTTCAGTTGATTGAGACCTCCAATATTTGCGCACACTTTGTTGAGGAAACGGATGACATCTATCTCGATGTCTTTTCATGCAAACCCTTCGATGAAAAAGTAGTCAAAAAGGTAGTGGATAACTTCTTCTCGCCAGCCACGATGGATACCAAACTCATTCTTCGTGACGCATCGACTCGTATGCAATAAATCATACCTTTACATAAATGGGTATTCCACGTGTGTACTGGTATGTGCTCTTAATCGTCTTATTGGAGACACTCGCCATGAGCTGTTTCAAGCGTAGTATCGACAACTCAGCCTTCTTTGCGGTCGGTGTGTTGTTTTATGCAGCTGTTGGATACTTACTCCGATTGACGATGAATACCTCTGGAATGGCAATGACCAATGCACTTTGGTCTGGAATGTCTGTGATGGCTACAACCACTGTGGGTATCATGCTCTTCAAAGAAAGTATTCACTTCCATGACTTGTTTGCGATTGCACTCATTGTGAGCGGTGTGATGATTTTGAAGGTAACTGACTAAGATCGACTGCAGTATTCGGAGAACACTTTCCGATTCCCAAGGTCTGTTGCATCATGACCGGAGCAGGACCTGAAGTGCATTGAACATGTTCGTATCCTAACGAATGACCCATTTCATGTGAAACCATGTATTGACGATAACGTTCCAACGGCAACTTAGAAGGTGCTGCACCGTGCATCCATCGATTTGCATTCAGCCAAATCTCATTTCCACCCAAGGTCGCACACGAAAGAGACTCTCCACATCCTTCGGTCTTCAATGTCTTAGAAGAACATAACCGAATCGTCTTCCCCTTTCCAACCACAAAGGTATGGAGTTGGGCCCAGCCTTCTGGGTCTGCTAAATAGATAGCGACTTCTTCTGCGAACTGACGCGGGTCGTAGTCGACATCCGAATCGACTGAAGTCGTATAGCGAATCAGTCCCATTATGTAAAAAACAGGAAACTCTTTACATGAAGTAGTTGGGATCGAGCTGAATAGCAAGGTTCTCAAGAATTAACTGCGCGAACAAGGGGGAGATATGACTTTGGTGGACGATTCGAACACGAACTTTATCGTTCTCGAGACCGACCCTAAAGGCAACTTGTTTCTGTGGGTTGATACATGCAGTCACTGCAACGACGTAAGCATTACCATCCTCGATAATGTCTGCTTTATAATGACCTTCGAGGTCCATGTCCTGAATCATATCGTCTACTGCGTTATGGATATTATGCATTGTGAATACATGGAAAAATGACAGCACCGTCATTTTCCGTTTTGAAGAGTTACCAGCATTCTCGGTCGAAGAGAACTCTGCATTCGACGTTGCAGAAGTTGGCATCACACGATGCTGAGCAGTAGCAGCACTTAGCTCGTTCAGTGTGAACTTCTTTGCAGAAGTTTGCGTAGTTGTTGACCGAGATCTGAATACGGTGGATGTCCTTCCATATTCCTTGTCGTGCAGCACGGTACGCACACTCGGCTGCAATCGGAGTGAATGCTTGTCTCCAGACTGCTTGAGCCTCAGCAAGTTCACGTGCTTCTTGCTCTGCCTTCTCGGACCAGAAGGATTCCACTCTCCATGCCTTGCGGCTGTTACGAAGCTTCGTATCAAGCGCAATCCATTCTTCGATTTCGTCACCGTATTTCCATGGCTCGGCAACCATATCGCAGTAAAGTTTGAACTGTGCATCCAACTCCACCATCTCCTTATGAGGAACTTCAACCTGTGTAGGTGTGTAGTTCATCATGATGTCTCCCCATGAGCGAGAGTCTGTATTCCAGTTAATAACGGCGGAATGCCCTAAGCCTGTGATTTTCTCCACAGACAGATTGTCTCCCCTGAATGCCCCTCGAGGCACCACAGAGTTCACCTTTTTACGTGTGTCGACTCCAACACGGGCCTTTGCGGGTGCCATCCGATATATGGTCTTAGTAGCCATGGAGATAGCTTTGGCTGACGCAAATGAATCCGTTTTTAAAAGTTGGTCCATAGGATTCCTCTTGGGTCAAAAAAGTTCGGGATTTTTTGGGCCATTTTGGGCTTCCCTTCAGTTTCCTTTTGCCAAGTTTTAAAAACGGATTTGCGTAGTTCAGACATACTAGTCTCCCCCTCCCCCACACAGAATGTCTCTCAAGCAACTCATCATCTCAGCAATCATCAAAGTCTCCGAAGAGAACCCTCTTCTCAACCACCCAGACGCCAAGACCGCAAACGAGTCTCGCGACCAGTTCATCCAACTCTTGATGAACGAACTCTTCCCTGAAGCCGAAGTCGAATCCACTCACATTACCGTTCCAGTCGTGCCTACGGAAGCACCTACACCCACCAAGAAGCGTGGTCCAATGACTGAGGAAGCCAAAGCCGCAATGAAGGCTAAGAAGGCAGCCAACGCAGCTGTAAAGGCTGAACCAGTAGTCGTAGAAGCACCTGCTGCAGAAACACCCACCAAGAAGCGTGGTCCAATGACTGAGGAAGCCAAAGCCGCAATGAAGGCTAAGAAGGCAGCCAACGCAGCTGCAAAGGCTGAACCAGTAGTCGTAGAAGCTCCTGCAGCTCCCGCCAAGGAGAAGAAGCCTAGAACCAAGAAGGCTGCAGTTCCAGAGAACGCAAACCTCCCAAAGATCGATCCTACCTGGCGCAAGCACCTCAAAGCCGCAGACAAGGAACACGCTAAGGAACTCGAACCTGAACTCCTCAAGTATGTCAACAGCCTCTCCAACGAGGACTTCCACGCCAAGACCACTGAAGCACATGTCGCCGACTTTGTAGCCTCACGCTCAGACGATAAGGTTGAAGCCGAGCTCACTGAAGTCACCTTTGAAGGCAAGGAATACTTAGTCAACCCTGAGACCAAACGAGTCTACGAGGGTGAAGGAGTGTACGACGAAGCCACACGCGAATGGACGAACTACAAAGGAGTTGGATATGTAGGCATGGCTGCCTTTACCGAGATGAAGATGGAGTAACTTCACTCAAGGTATAAAAAACCACCCCCCCTTTTTTACGTGCAGTTACTCGTGCTATAACACTTTGGATCAACGGTTTGCGTAATAACATCCGGTGCTTCAGGAGACATGAACTCTCCCAAACGAGTTTCTTGATTCGGTAAAGCTCGATTGTCCCGCGCACCTTGAGCACCCAAAACTTCAGTGTACTGCCGAAGAAGTGATGTATAGGCTCCCGCACCGTCTTGTTTACGAATAATCCGAGCAATCACGGTTGTAAACGACAATGTATACACAGAAGTACCTAAGTTATCTTTAAGAGTGATTCGTAATGAATCTTGTCCTATACGCACTGAAGTCCCCGTGATTTGATTGGTAAGCGGATCAAACGTTAATCCATCCGGTAAATCTGCAGCTTCGACGAAGAAATAGACAATACCTGTACCCGTTGCAGATAGTTGAATCGGAGTAATAGGAATGTATTGATAGTTAAGGAAAGAGAGAGTTGTAGGGCTAGTGAGCACTGGACCTGTTCCAGATGCAATATTGAACGTCAAGTTGATCTTGATAGGTGGATCTCCAGTATAGAGTAACGTAGGAGGTGTCATTGCAAGAAATCGAGTTGAACCATTCGTTCCTCCTACAACATTGGACATTGCCGAAGTAATGTCCACTGCAAACCATCCAGACAGAAGTGAAGTTGAAGCATCGTGTCGATAGAGTGTAGGGTAACTCCCTGCTACACCTCCTTGAAGTGCAGCGTTCACAAACACATTCCAATAGTTTCCATCGAATCCCATAGTTCCAATCCGAAGAGGAGGGATCACGCTAAGAATATTAAAGTCATTTGTTGGGAACAAGTCAGAGCTTGATAAGTCTATTTTTGCCCAGTTACTTCCATCAGTTGAACGTCGAAGTTCTGGAGCATAGTAAGTAGACGCTCCTGAAGTTGTAGCCTGAACACCCGTTGCAAGCCATGTAGCATTCCCGTGTACTACTTCATATGCAAACATATTAAAGGCTCCACTAGCTACAGTCCACGTTGCTCCAGAATCAGTCGAATATTTAATGGTATTCGTAGCACTTGACCAAGGAGACGACCCTCCAAGTTCATCGACTGTTCGGTATGCATCGGATCCTGTGGCAATCCAGATCGATGAGTTATCTACAGAAAAGGCTGAACATTCTTTCACAAATCCACCCGATACATCACCCCTCCAACTTGCTCCTTGATCAAAGGATCGAGTCATCGTAGGACCACCTCCAAACTCAAGACCTCCTGCTATCAAGATTCCAGAGTTATCAGGACTGTATTTTAGTGCAAGTCCTCCTTGCAAGTAAGGATTAAGGGAATATGGATCTGTATTATTGATTCCGTCATCTCGTGTGCGTATGATTTCTCCATCGAGACTCGTCACAACTGAAGCATTTGAAACTCCCCATGTAATACCATTATCCTCTGATGGAAATACAACTGCGGCTCCATTATCAAAGCTTCCACGACGTCCGCCTGCACGCCATTTTGTCGTTCCTGTAATGTTCGCAACGGATGACACAACGCTTAGATTCGTTTCGTCAACTCGACTGAATGAAATGTCTGTAAAGTTAGCTATTGCATTGGAAGCTCGTAAAACACCTCCATCTGGAACAAATCCAAAAAATGCATCGGTTCCACCACCACTTACCGCTGCTATAATAACATTCGTGGAAAAGTCATTGTCCGAAGTGCTCTTAACACGTATTTCTGGAACACCTGTGCCAATGAAGCCACCCGCTACCTTTGTAAAGCCAGTAATGTTAGACGATTGAGTTGTAACGATTGTACTATAATATTGCACGTCGTATGCGTCGTTATCTCTTTGAAAGATATTGAAGAGCATTTTTCGATCAAGGACAGGGTTGGCTGTAAAGGTTGTTGAAAGAGACGGTGTTGTACCTCCTGCTTGTGCATTGATTGTAAAGTTACAGGAAGAAGCAAGGATTGTATCTGGAGGTACACCTGTGGTCCACGTTCCAGAGAGGATTCCCGTTGTAGACGCAAGTGTTAGTCCATAGGTAGGTGTCAGTGATAAATCAAAGTTAGACACAGTTAATCCACTATACGACACTGCATCAATATCAATCGATCCTACTGGATCCCCTGCAGTATAGGTATAGGTGCCTTGAGGAACTCTAAAAATCACTGTATCTGGGATTACAGAATAACTGAAATCTCGAGTTCCAGATGAAAATCCTGTCGTAGCATTGATTATTACGTTACCAGAGGTATCTCCTAACGGTGTTCCAGAAACCACCCCAGCAGGATTAATCCTCACTCCAGATGGAAATCCAGATTGTGAAAAATCAATAACGTTTCGTCCACTTAAGGTAGCAACTTGAATCTGAAAGGGTGTGATTGCACGGTTTTGGATAAATCCTAATGAAGACGCACATACGTCAGCGAATGTAAATACATCGTCAAGAATAGAGAACTTGACCGTTTTAGTTGCAGTGACACTCGTCCCTACAGCAGTGGCTGTAACTACTAAATCTGTGAGAGGTGTTACCGCGCTAGGAAGACCTGTTATTACTCCACTTGAATCCAATGACAATCCAGTTCCACTGAACGCAGGAGCTGAGAACGAAATCGCACGTCCTGAAGCAGCACTTGCAGAAAACTGAATATTAGAGGGATAATATCCGTTCTTAGGGATGTCAACTGGTCTAGAGAGGATAAAACTATAACACAAGTCGGTTCCAACTGGACTTGAGAAGGAAACGCTATCATTGGATATAGTGATGGGTGTCACATAGTCTCGTGTGACAGCATTTGAGTTGGTTGCACGAATCGTATAGTTTGCAGAGCCTGCAGTTGTAGGTATTCCTGTAAGTCTTGCACGAGATAAGGATGCATCAAATACAAGTGTTAATCCATCTGGTAAACTTGTTGAAGAAATATCAGTTATGGGCACATTGCTTGTGAAAAAGGTCCCTGCAGTAAAAAAGTTTGCACTTGAATCGACAGGCACATTTGTGTATAAGATTGGGATTGTTGACAAATCAAACAAGATTGTTTCTGCAAAGGAAAAGGTTAACGGTTGAGTTGTCTGCACAAGTGGAGAAGGAGAAATACGAGAGGCTTGAACCGTATAGACCAATCCATTGGATCCAGCTCCTGCTGCACGAAACGCATACGCTGCATTGGAAGTAGGTGTGCCTGATACAATGAATGTATAAGGAGCCGTAGTTGTTGTAAACGGAGAGACTTGAGTGTTTCCCGAACTGTCAGACGCAACAATCCCGTCAGGAAGAGTTGGAAATGTATATTGAACTGCACTGCTTCCAACAGGTGGAATGACTGTAATCACACGTGGTGTAATCGGTGTCCCAATCGTCATTCCTGAAATAATCGGTGAACCGGATAGATTCAGTTGAAGCCGTTCATTACTAATGACTATATTGAACTTTGTGGTTACAATCCTACTTCCCCCATTTTGAAGTCCGATGATTTGATAGTTGCTATTTGGAACGGTCACTAATGGAATGCCACTGATATCGTAGATATTCGATGCATTGCTGACAAACGACAATCCAGGGGGTAAGCTTGGAACCGAAGTGGGAGGTTTCAATGTAAAGGAAGGAGCAACTAATCGAATAGGAGTAATGGCTTCGTTCTTATAAAAAGTGTACGAGTTGTTGCTAAGAGTCAGTCCGGATCCGTCCAAGAATCGTCCAGGTCCAATACTTACAGTGTTACTGGACGTCAAAATAGTTGATCCACTAACCGTTTGAAGAACAAAGTTTTCAGTTGTTCCTCCTGTTAGATTATTGGATAAGTCTGTAATCGCAAACGTGTAACTTGTATTTGCATTCTTCGTGAAATACAGTGGTGAAGGACTCGGTCCAAATCCACCTGAGTTTGTGACCGTTTGCAATGTATAGGTTAGGTTTGGATTCGAAATCGTATACGAAAACCCTTCGTATGCGAATACGCCAATCGCATTGTTCGAAAACGGTAGAACCGTAGTCATTACTTATTCTTGGGAAGTAAAGCTTTAACTGTCTTCCGCTTGGGTTTCGGAACAACCGCAGTCTCCGGTGGAACAACTTTAAGTTCTTCAAACTTTTTCTGTGCCTCTTCAACGGGTAGATCACGGTAGACCATATCGAGTTTCAATCTCAAAAGGTTGGAGTTGCCGTCCATATTCTTCACTACGAACATTTCTCACCGCAGAATACCATACTTGCGGTTCAAAGGGTATACGCTTCTCTTCTTGGACTTCGGCTTGATGTGTAGTGTATTGAACCTTTAAAAAGTAAGCAAAGCCTACTAAGACCAATACGAGTAAGATAATATTAAACGTCCATGAAGTTGCTTGTGCAAGTTCATCACGTCGTTGAAGAAGACTGTTTTCAATCCGTCCCATGTCGGGGATGAGATGGTTCATTGCTGTAGTGCGCGTCTAGAAACTCCAAGGTTTTCCGAACCCACGGGTCGGTCACACACGGACAAATGCGAATACGAGTTGGATAAGCATAGACTTGACGAAGAATGGTATGTATTTCACGGCGTGACTTCCCGACGAGACAGATGTCCAACACAGTCTCTGAATACCCCAATAAGTCCATTACGCACTAGACTGTAAACTCTGTGTATACGGGTTCTTTTTGAATGCATCCAAGATGCCTGGATTGTTGCGCTGGATGTTAATGTCTTCTTGCAAGGGCTCGAAGTATTTGACAGAACCCTGAAGAGCAGCGGTAGGTGCTTGACCACCTAAGGTCATTAATGGAGCCTCAAAGGAACGAGTGTTGTTGAGGAGTGATTCGTCACGATGTGTTTGGACATTATACGATTGAGGTCCCGCAGCCAATGCAGATGTGCCACCGGAAGGTCCGGCAGGTGTTGGGCGTCCCTCGACCGTCAATCGCATGAACTCTTGATACGGTTCTGTGAAGGCACGAATGTAAGATAAGTATCCACCGGCTGCAGATTGAGCAGGCGATTCGTATTCAACGGAGGTAGTCTCACGATCTTGAACTTTCATGACTTGAGTAGGATAGAGTGCAGACGCAACTTGTTGACCGACTGCAGTGTTCACACGAGGAAGTGAGCCATCTTTACCCTCCAATACTTGGAATCGATCTGGGTGGTTCTTCTTGACAGGTGCTTGAAGACCCATGTCCGTAATGAAGTGTGAGCCTGGAACAGGATCTGCAGAATAGGTGAGTTTAGGCTTGTTCTCAACACGAAGTTCATCGGTAGTTCTTGGTAAAGCAAACTCACGAATGGAATCTTGTTGGTATCCACCGGAAGGAAGATTGGTGTATCCGTCATTCACACCTGGTCCAACTTGAACCTGTTCAATCGGGAACACATTCTTGGTTGCAAGTGAAGTCACCATACGAGACTGTTCGAAGTCAGTCTCTACCTGCTTACCCCATGGTAAACCAGTTGCGGGTTCAGGTTTGAAGAACGCACCTGCTTCTTCCTTATGGAAAAAGGTATTCTTACCAGTACCTGTGTAAGTATCCAAGATTCCATCGGTTGCACCACTGTAAGTGGATTGAGTGACATTGGCTCCAAAGAAGGGCACCATGTTATTGTGTCCTTCAGACGACTGAACTACATTAACTGAATCAGTCTGTGCAAAGTCGGCAGGACTAATAAAGGTTTCCTTAGGATTTCGCTTTTTAAGTAGTTGTTCTTCTTGCATTCGTGCAATCTGGGGCGCAAGGCTATAACCCAGCGCAGCTAATCCGAGTAGAAGGGCAACTTCCATCTTTGTTGTAAGACGGGTGATTATTTAAAGAGAGTCCACGAACATTAGACAGCGGCGTGGCGCAGAGGAAGCGCGATGGGCTCATAACCCATAGGTCGGTTGATCGAAACAACTCGCCGCTATTTTGAGGATCGTTTCGTATTCTCATTTCGTGTAGTTTGGTTGGTGACAAACGGCTCCACGGCATGAAGTTGAGGCTTGAATAAAAGCCATTGAAAAGGAAAGGTTGTTTCGTATCCTTTGGCTACAGGAATCTCGGTCTGTGTTTTCCACTTAGGTCGCTCAAAGAGTTTGGGTTGAACAGGTTCCATCTTAAAATGTGCGGACAAAATAATGTATGAACTCCTACTAGTTCTTGTAGTGATTCTCTTTTTGGGACTACGATACCGAGAAACCTTCGTCGTTAAATATGGAAATCCATTCAACGATGAAGACCTATTATCCTTTGAACCGAACGCAAAGGGTAAGCGTATTTTTGCGATTACACCGGATACATGTCCTGCAAACAAGTCGGAGTTAGATGCAGGATTATGTTATCAAGCATGCGATGACGGATACCATGGAGTGGGACCTGTCTGTTGGGCGAATACAGTGAATGTAGGGATTGGAAAAGTCATGGAGTTGAAATCCTGTTATGATTCAGGGCATCGATACGATGACGGAAGTCCATGGAATGACTGGGGCTTGTTATGTCAGAAAACGCTGAAATGGGATAACTGTGCATGGAGAAGTGTCTTTGGATGCGTAGGAGGATTAACAGGTGGAGATTTACGAGCCAAACAGTTGACCTGCGATAACTATGGAGACCGAGAAGAGGTT